AATTCTGATGAAGCTCAGGCCATACTTGCCAATCCTCAGAATGCCATGTCCCTTATTAGCCTATTGCATAATAGTACTTCAGGTCTCGATGCCAGTACAAGAAATAGGTTGACTCAAGAAGTTGTTGATCTGTCTATTCTTGCTAATCAGAAGATGGCCTATAATAATAAGGTGAGAGAATTCATGGGAGACCCTACTAAGATTAATGAAGCCTATCAGCAGACTCAAGACAGGATTTCTCAGGAAGAAAAAGACAATAAATCAGAGGAACTCTCGTTAAATATTAAGCAAGCAAACAGTATGGTAGACCTCGACAGAATAATGAGAGATGCTCGCAATGTCAATCGAGAGATAGCCAAGGCTGCAATAGATAAAGCCAAACAAACTGCTGATGAGAGTACTAAGAAGTTTATTGCAGACTATGAGAAGGCTGATAATTTCTATGGTGATGTGTCTAGGCAAGCACAGAAGTTACCTCAAGAAGTGGCCGCTGGTGTGATGGGTACTGCTGCTTCTGAATGGGAGAATGCCTTACAGGAAGGTGTAGATGTGTATGATAAATTTATAGAAGGTATGAATGCTGCGGCTGAAGAGCTAGACAAAAGTGGTGTACCAGGAGGCAAGGAGACTGCCGCTGGTATTAAACAGTTACTGAAAGACCTCAATGTAGCCAAAGCATCTACAGCTACTAATAAGGATACCAAAAAGCCAACAAGGAAAGGAGGAGACAAGCCTGAGGCTCCTGATAAGCCAGAAGGCTTTGGTTCTTTGGCTGCTAGTCTGGCTGCAAGAAGGGCAGGCAAAAAAGATGGTAGTGAGCAACTTCAGACAGATACTAAAGAGTCTCTTCAGAAGGAAGTAGAACAAGAGGTTAGGAATAGTAAGGAAAAAAAGGGTTCATATAAAATTGATGACCAGAGTAAACTCTCCAAGGCTCTGAGGGATAAGATTCAGAAGTACAATGAGGAGCATTCTGATGATGAATTTACTGTTGACTTTGAAGAGTTACTTCAGAGACTGACAGATGAAGCTATTTCTGATGATAGTACAAACTTGGCTGATACAGACCTTGAAGATGATGGTACAGTATTGGGTGAGGATAACAATGGCAGTGATAGAGCTGAGAGGATGCATGAGAATCTTAGGGTTACTTTCCGTAGTGACTATCCTACTGCTTTTAGAATCTTTGATGGTCAGAATCTGTTAGACTATAGAGTGCCTTATACTCCCACAATAGAAGAATTAAAGGCAAGTAATCCAAACCTTACAGATAGGCAAGCCCAAGCTTTGAAGGATAAAATAGATGCCCTTCGTAGCATGTTAACAGATTATAAAGCCTATCAATTTGTGGATAAGAACTATTTGGGATATGTGGCCAAGGCTATGGAAGATAAGGGGGAATCTGTTACTATTCATCTGCTAAGAAGCACAGATGAATTCATCAGTAAGGATAAGACCAATCCTATCACTTTCTTGGCTATTAAATGGAATGATGGTGTAGAAGCAGCTATCAGGAAACATGGTTTTGGGGGAAATAAGGGTATCAATATTTCTGATGAAGTTAGACCTGTGACTATTAATGGTGAGCAGTACCATATAGTAGGTGTAATGACTCTGAATAGTCAGGTGGATGCTAAAGTATCAGAAGCCTTTGCTAATCTTCAAGGAGCATTGAACAAGGAACTGAATCCACAGATAGAACAAGCTAGAGAGAATGGCCAGCCTTTTGTTGTTAGTCAGTTAACAACCATTTTGGATAATATCTATACTGGTAGGTTAGATAAGAAGAACAATGAAGCTGATGAAGAAGGCAAGACAGTGCTTTATGACTTTATGACCTCCAAGCAGGGAGATGAATCAAGAAGGACTTCTTCTGAATGGGATAATGGTATGGAATTTTACTTTGGTACTGTTGTCAATGGTTTCCTTAATACAACGGATGATGAGAAAATTAGGGAGCAAATGGAAGATCCGAATGATGCTTGGATGGACAAAAACAATGGTGCTATAATAATGTATGTTCCCAAAGCAGATGGTAAACTCTATCCTGTAAGAGCTATAAGAAGAACTGTTGTCGACTGGCTAACTGCAATAGCTGATGGCAATCATACAGGTCAGCAATTGTTGGCTGCTGTATTGGATGGTTCTGAGAAGAATGAGTATCTTGGTAATATTGTCAATTATTTAAGAACTATATATGATGAGGATGCTGCTATTGGAGACAAGATGACTGCTAAGATGATGCTTCAGAAGTATTTTATCTTTGGCAAACAGAGTCCTATACACTTTAATGGAGGAGAAGTAACCCTCCAGTTTGAGGATAGAGAGCATGATCTAACTAGAGATACCTTTGAGGAATTTGCTACTGCTTTCTTTGAGGCTCTTGCAGATGAGAATATTAAGTTCAGTCTGCCTGCTCATAGTATAGAATCTGTTAGAGGTAGAGATGTGGTAAAGTCTGGTATCTTTGAGGTAAGGCTAAGAGGATTCTATAATTTTAATGCTAACTTTACTGTTGTCCCTATTGATGGTGAAGGTCATCAGGTAACTGTAGAACCCACTCCAGAAGAAGGAGAACACTTTACTGGAGATAATAATATCAGAGCTACAGAAATGCAGCTTGATCTTGGTGGTGGAATTAAGACCTATACCATACAAGGCGATGGTACAGTTACTTTGAATGGTCAACCTGTTTCTACAGATACACAAAACCTTGTCACTTTAGTAAAACAGGCCGAACAAGGTACATTACCACAAGTAATGACAGAACAACTTAACGAGAGAAAACTATCTCCTGAAGCAAAGAAGTTTGTTTCCGAAGGTGTAACAGGCTTTAATGGAGTATATGTTATTCATGCTGAGGAAGACTGGGTATATGATAGTAGGAAGGCTAATCATGATGCAAGACTCTATAAACTCAATAGTGATGAAGGAGTTAAGTTGAAGAAGGAAATCAATCAGGCTATTTCAGATTTTGTTCAGCAACACATGAAAGAGATTAGGGAGCTGAAGAAAGATAAGCCTGCTACATCTGAAACTGCTACTATGGTTTCTATTCCATCTATGCAAGGAGGTACTAGGGAAGTTCTAGGAGTAAAGGTAGATAAGAAAGACATTAAAGTAGGAGATATAATTGGATATTCTGGACCTGAGACAGAAAGTATTATTAATTATGGAACTGTTGAAATAGTAAGTGGAGATGATATAGTTCTTAATGGGGCTTTGCTTCCTAAGTCAAGAACTTATTATAGACTTAATATGTCTTCAAGGCCAATTCAAGAGTCTGAACCTCTAATCATATCAACTCCAAGCAGTACTTCTTCTACCAAAATGTTTGCTGGTAAGGATATTACAGAACTAAATGCAAAGAATGGTGGTCTGGCTGCATTACTTGTAGAGAACTCTAATGTTGGTTTTGTTAAGAAAGTCTATGCAGCGTTGCAAGCAGCAGAAGAAGCAGGCATTCCTATTGACCAAGCAAAAGTTTCTGCTGGCATTACAGCTATCTTAGAAGCAGACAGGGCAGAAAAGAAACAGCTACTCAATGATTTGCTGAATGAAATAAATGGATGTAACAAGTAAAAGAAAAGAGGAAGTCAAATGACTTTCTCTTTTTACTTACTATTATAAGACAGATTAAGCATTCTCTTTAGGTCTTAGACTGTTGCTTAAAGACTTTGTATCTTTGCCTGTAAAAAGGATAAAGATTGTTTTTATGGCATACAGTGCAATAGGAGGGTTCCCCCCTCAACAGTTAAGCTTTAGCAGGAAGAACAAGGAATGGAGGAAGCGTGTGGTTGATTTTGCGGATGACCACAGCATCATGCGCAATAACTCTGCAAGAAAGTCATGGTACAACATGATGATTAACTATGACTTGATTAATGGCAAGATACACATGAGTGATATTAAGGCTATAGTGAATCCATACGGTCTTGATGCATCATTCATTCCTGACAATATACAGCATTACTCAGTTATCAACCCAAAGTTAAATGTACTTAGGGGAGAGGAGAGTGAAAGACTGTTTGACCCAAGACTTGTAGTCACTAATCCTACTGCCATCAGTGAGATGGAGGAAGAGAAGAACAAGGAGGTCAATGCAAGGATTCAGCAGCTCATCATGGATAGTAGTCAGAGTGAGGAGGAATTTCAGCAGGAACTACAGAAGCTTGATGACTACTTTACCTACGAGTATCAGGATAAGAGGGAGCTAAGAGGCAATCTGTTCTTGAGCCACTATTCAAGGGAGCTTGAGTTTGCCCAGAAGTTCAACAAGGGCTTTGTAGATGCCTATACTGTAGGAGAAGAAATATATCAGTGTGACATTATTGGTGGAGAGCCTACCTTGGAGAAGATAAGACCTATGGAGTTAGGAATCATCAGGAGTGGTGACTCAGACAGGATAGAAGATGCAGACATGCTGATACTTCAGAGATATAAGAGTCCTGGATGGGTAGTAGATGCCTATTGGGACCAGCTCTCCAAAAAGGATATTGAAAGGATAGAGGAAGGTAGTAATGGTGAATACAGTGGCTGGAAGGATTCTATGGACAACATAGATGCAAGACCTGGTAACCCACTAATACCCATGCCATGTGACTGGCAGGCAGGAGACAGCTATATCAGTGCCAGTGAGTTGTTCTCAGATGATAACTATACCAACATGACTCCATACGACATCAATGGTAATGTTAGGGTATTGACGGTTTATTGGAAGTCGAGGAGAAAAATCAAGAAGGTAAAGAGCTATGACCCTGAGACTGGTGAAGAGCATTTTGACTTCTATCCAGAGACCTATCACTGTGACCCCATGAAGGGAGAGGAAGAACAGATATTCTGGATTAATGAGGCATGGGAAGGTACTAAGATAGGAGAGGACATCTATGTCAATATGAGACCAAGACCTGTGCAATATAACAGGTTGAGTAATCCTTCACGATGCCACTTTGGTATTGTAGGCAGCATCTATTCCATCAATGGTGATGAGCCATACTCATTGGTAGATGCAGTAAAGCCTGATGCATATTTCTATGATATTGTCAGGGACAAGCTAATTAAGCTTATCTCAAAGAACATGGGTAAGCTGGCAAGGATGGACTTTGCTAAGATACCAAAGGGATGGGATGTAGACAAATGGCTGTATTTTGCCACAGTGAATGGTATTGCCATTGAGGATAGTTTCAAGGAAGGAACCATAGGTGCTTCTACGGGTAAACTGGCAGCAGGACTTAACAATGCATCAAATGGTGTGATAGATGTCTCTCAGGGTAATGAGATACAGTTCCACCTTAACCTATTGGAATGGATAGCTAATAACATTGGTGAACTGGCTGGTATTTCAAGGCAGAGGGAAGGACAGATAAGCAACAGAGAGACTGTAGGAGGAGTTGAGAGAGCAACCTTACAGTCAAGTCATATAACCAAGTGGCTGTTCTTCATACATGACTCTGTGAAGAAGAGAGCTATTGAATGTTTCCTTGAAACAGCCAAGATAGCCTATAAGGGTAGGAAGATAAAGTTCAACTATCTCCAGCCTGATGGTAGTAGGAAACTTATAGAGATCGATGGTGATGAGTTTGCAGAGTGTGACTATGGTTTGGTAGTAGATACTGGCAATGATGTGCAGGAGCTTATGCAGAACCTTGGTCAGTTGGCTCAAGCAGGTCTTCAGAATGACAAGATGAACTTCTCTACCTTAATTAAGATATATCTTACCAAGAGTCCTACAGAGAAACAGAGGCTTATCGAGAGATATGAACAGAAAGTGGAAGAGCAGCAAAGGCAGGCACAGCAGCAACAGCAACAACAGTTTGAACAGCAGCTGCAACAGCAGGCAGCTCTTGAACAGGCCAAGATGGACAGGGAGTATCAGATGCATCAGGAGGATAATGAAATCAAGCTTCTTACCGCACAAATAAATGCAAGTGCAGAATGGGATAGATATGCTATGATTCAAGAAGAAAATGGTATTACCAAACAGCAAGAGTTAGAATTTAAGCAAAAGCAACTTGAATTGGATTCTAAACAATTTGATGCGAAATTAAAGCTTGATAACCAAAAGCATAAAGATGATATTGCAATTAAGGAAAAACAATTAAGACAGAAGGGAGGTAGTAAATGAGTGGTAGGCATTTTATCTATACTCATGTCTCTCCTTTATTCAGGTTTCTTTTTGCAAGAGCCATAAATAAATATTGGCGGGATAATTTTAAACACGAAGTATTTTTGCATAAAAACACCAGATATGATTATTGATCCAAACATCCTGAAAGATATTAAGGAGGTTGTTTTCCTGAAGAATGAGCCTCCTCGTACTAATGTTCTTTGGGCTAAGTACATAACAGCAAACACTTACAGTTTTTATTTCTTCTTTGATGGTGCATGGCATCCTGCTGATGAGATAACCAATGTCACTATATCTACGTTTTCTGGCACAATCAGTGCTTTTGTCAATGATGTAGGCTATATTACTTTCCAAGACGTAAGTGCTCTGCTTAATAAAAAGGTAGATAAAGATGAACTTGCTACTGTTGCCACTACAGGTAGCTATAATGACCTTTCCGATAAACCAACAATACCAGTAGTTCCTACCAACGTAAGTGCATTTACTAACGATGCAGATTATATAACCCAACAAGACATCAGTGGCAAGGAAGATGTAACTACTATTGAAGCTCCTGTGAATGCTACAGATGCCACGTTGCCTGTTACTTCATTGACTTGTGAGGTTGGCAAGTATTATAGGCTTGATGTTCCTGTTGAGACATTGGCGGTTACTTTGCCTGCCATTACCGATAGTACTACTGTAAGGACTGTGGTCATCTATCTTACTGCTGGTACTACTCCTGCTGTGACTATTCATTCTCATGATAGTAAGGGTGTCTATTATCAAGATGGCTTTGAGATTGAGGCTGATATTACCTATGAGATTAATGCTTTGTTTAACGGTGCTGCTTGGATTGTGGCAGCGGTAAAGATAAACACTTCTAATAGTTAAGGATATGGGAATGATGATTAATAGACGTAGGGTTTGTGGAGGTGGTAAAAAGCTGCCCTATGATGCAGAGATTGAATATCTTGAAAGTACTAATGAAAGAAATGTAAGACAATGGATTAATACAGGTTTTATAGTTAAAAGTCAATACGTTGTAGAGTGTCGAGTTTTGTTGAAAAGTGTATCAGAGTCGGGTATGATATTTTGTGCTGGGTGGGATATTGATCCATCCAGGTATGCACTTAATAAAATAACATTTTATTATTATGGCAATAAACATAGCTATCTTACACCTAAATTTGAATATAATACTATATATGACATTCAGTTTGGTAATAACACTATAAAATGGAATAACAACAGCTTTAATATTAGATATACTGGTGATACATTTACATCAGTAGAACCACTTGCTTTGTTAGGTACTTTCATGGGTTCATATTTGACATTAGGACGTTATTATTTTCTTAAACTTAAAGATGAGAATGGTCAGCTTATATTAGACCTCATTCCTGTCAGAGTAGGCACAACTGGTTATCTATACGACAAAGTTAGTGGACAACTATTCGGCAATGCAGGAACAGGTGAGTTTATTCTTGGGCCAGATAAATAATCAATTAAAACAACAATAATATGAAAAAGAGATATTACAATACAACCACTAAAGAGTGGTACACCGAGGGTCAATCTCTTACAAAGAGAGTAGAGAATGGAGTATTTACGGGTATTCCGAGCGAAGAACAACTATATGAGTGGGGGTTTAGAGAATGGGTTGAACCTACGCCTACAACACAGCAGCTGTTAGATAAGGCAAAGGCAAGTAAGATTGCAGAGATAGATGCCTACGACAGCTCTGACGAGGTAAATGGCTTTGACATTGTTGTAGATGGTCAGACTATGGCTGCATGGCTTACGCCTGATAAGCGAAGTGACTACAAGAATAGTCTTGACAGTGCTGAGTTATTAGGTATGACGGAGGTGCATTCAGTCTTTAATGGTGTTGCGCTGACTATTCCTACTCAGACAGCAAAAATGACTCTTGCACAGATACAAATATATGCTAATCAGTGTTATGGGGTCACTGAACAGCACAAGGTAGCAGTTAATGCTTTGGAGACAGTTGAAGAAGTGGAAGGTTATCAGTATAAGACTGGCTATCCTGAGAGGTTAGTGTTTAAGGTGTGATGATAAGGTTGCTATGATATAGCAGCATACAGAACAAGTAATAAATTAACCTACTAACTTGCTGATGGTTAGTGGGTTTTTTATGTCTATTCATTCATATTATGCAATTTGTTGTAGTCTTCTAAAAACATCCACTCATACCCTTTATGTGTTTTTTGAATGCCATTACAAGCATTACTAACGCAACCGAAAATAAAACCAAACTTAGCAGTTTCAGTAACTGAGTTATAAATTTTGATTACGTTTCCATTTTTTAACTGTACAACCTTCTTACTTATTCCTTTCATTATTCCAGTGTTTGCTTGTGCTAAACGTTTTAAGGTTATCGGATTATTATTATTTGTTGAATATGTACACCATCTTAAATTTGAGGCTTTGTTATTTTGACTATTACAATCAATATGATCCACACATGGATAATTATTCGGATTAGGAATAAAAGCTTCTGCTACTAGTCTATGCACTGTACCATGTTTTCTCCTATTTTTATTGCGTAGATAGACCGTGTAGTAAGTTTTCTTTCTTACAGTATAGGGGTGTAGTTCTAGTAAAGAACCGTAACTTGATCTAGGTTTAAAACTAACTACACGTCCATAAGAAGACACTAAGTACTGCCCTTCCCAACCAACTACATCTTTCCATATTTCTCCATCCTGAGAGATTGTGGCTATAAGTTCTTCTTTATTCATATTAAAATTTTTATGCAAATATAAATATTTATTTTAAATAATCCAAAATAATTATGTTAAAAATGTAATAATGTATTGACGCTGCAACTTATTGATATTCTGATAATTAGATTATTTATAAGTAATGTTAGTAAAGACGACACTAACTATGTACTTTTGCACTGTATTCGAGTACAAAGTATTTTAATGTTTAACGTTTAATTTAAGTTATTATGGCAAATTCTAATGATGGTGTTTATGTTTTTGACTCAGGGGCTAGCCGCTCTTTGGGTGGTATAGACCCAGGTCTTTTGGCACTTCTCAATCAGAATGGTGGCTTTGGAGGCAATGGTAATTGGATCTGGATTCTCTTCCTTTGGATGATGTGGGGAGGTAATGGTTTTGGTAATGGTATGAATGGTGGTGGTGCTGGTTTTATTAGCAACCAGCTCAACAACAATCAGGGCAGGGACCTGTTGCTTCAGGCACTGAATGGTAGGGCAGATGCTCTTGGTCAGATTGCACAGATTACCAATACAGGTGTAGAGACTGTGAAGAATGGTATCTTTGCCCTTCAGAACAGCATCAATCAGGTAGGCTCTCAGGTAGGCATGAGTGGTCTTGAGGTGCAGAATGCTATTGCTCTTGGTAATGCAAGTCTTGCACAGCAGCTTGCAAGTTGTTGCTGCGAGAACAGGCTGGCTATCTGTAATCAGACCAATGCCCTTCAGTCTCAGGCTGCTGCTAACCATGCTGCTGCTACTCTTCAGACTGCTCAGAACCATGCTGCTACTCAGCTTCAGATGGCTCAGATTGAGAGTGCTGACCAGTTGGCTGTATGTCAGCAGACTAACACCCTTGCTACTCAGGCAGACAGAAATAGTAATGCAATTCTGAATGCTATTGCAGGACAGAACACCCTTATTACCAAGGAATTCTGTGACCTTAAGGAGAGGGAGCTTCAGAATAAGATTAATACTCAGGGAGATATTATCACTCAGCTGAGGGGTCAGATTAGTAATGATAGGCAGACCGAAGCTTTCAATGCAAGGTTTAATGCCCTTGAGAGTGCTTTCAATACTCTTGTTGCTAAGACCCCAAACACTGTGCCTGTACAATATCCCAATTTGGTGGCAGCCAATGCTACTCCCTATGTAGGAGGCTATGGTTATGGCGGCTATGGTGGCTGGGGTAATGGCGGTATAGTACTTTAATATAAGGATATAGGAGGTAAAGCTATGGATTGCTGTGTTAATATTCTAGCAACTAATGCGGGCGGTGTTCCGTATATTACAAGTACAAATACTACTATTGGCACTGAATCTGTCAATATTGCTCTTGGCTTTAGAGCTGTTAAACCTGTAGGTTATTTAACTATCGTTATCAATGATGTTATCCCTACTGATACAACTGCAACTCTTCCTGTGACTTTTACTATGAGTAGTATTACAAGCAGCACTACTAGAAATTTAGTGTTGCCTAATGGTACTCCAGTTACAGCTGCTGACCTTATCAATGTTAATACTCTACTTGTGTTTAACGATAGGAAGAGGGGATTGTTAGTTTTAATGTCACGTACAATAGATTAATTAAATAGTATTAACTATGTTTTCAAGTTTAAGCAGAGGTAGTATCCTGCAAGGAGTAGACAGGACAGATGGTATGAAGTGGTTCACTGGTATCGTGGAGAGTGTTGTACCCTCGATGAACAATCAGTTTCCCTACATCAATGTAGACATTGTAGCCAATATCAATGGCAAGAAGAGGCAGTTTTTAGGAGTGCATAACAATGAGAGTATTGCTGATTTTGGCAGTGACTCTGTCATCATATCAGACAATAAGGATACCCTTTACAACTATGTAAAATCCCTTCTGAAAATCAGTGAGGATGCTGTCAACCCAGACAACATCAAGAAGCATAATGAATGGATACCCCAGTATAAGAGTGTCTTGTCTGAAATGTTTCCTGGTTCTACCAGCAATGATGAAGTCAAGGAACTAAAGGAAGAAGTCAGCAGCCTAAAGTCACAGCTTGCGGAGGCTATCTCCTTGCTTAAACAGGGAAACAACAAACCAAAGGAATAAGATTATGGTAGTAATGTTTAGAATGACTCCTGAGAAGAAGGAGAAGTTTAGCAAGAAGATAGACAAGATGATGGATTTTCTTGAGGAGTTCAAGGAGTGTCTTGAGGATTCAGAAGACTATGAGGATGAAGAGTATGAAGAGCCTATGTACCGTGGTAGCATGAGGAGCATGGGTGGTACTTCAGCTATGAGAAGCCGCTATAGTCGTAGGGGTGGAATGTAAGTTCATAACTGTCAGGGGTCTGTAGGTCTTATGGTTTGCAGGCCCCTTTAAAAACAAGGAAGACTATGTATCACAAGGAAATGGGAAGCTATGATGAGATTCCTGAGGGGATGAAGCGTTACATTAATAACTATGGTTGCCACTTTAACAAGAAGTTATGTGAGGAAGCTATTAGTAGGATGTACACTAAATCAGGGACTAAAAAAGAGAAAATTGAAGC